ATAGAAAAAACCACGTAAAACCAATGCGTGGTGGATACAGAATATAAGTATGAAATGGCATGCTACCATCCACTACTTGCCTTTAGAAATGAAGGTAAAATAACATTTAATAAGCCCTTTCCATTTGCGAAAGGGTTTAATTTACCATGTGGGCAATGTGTAGGTTGTAGATTAGAATATAGCAGACAATGGGCTGTAAGATTAGTGCATGAAAATCAAATGCACGAAAAATCATGTTTTATAACATTAACATTTAATCAAGAAGAATTAGATAAAAGAAGCAACCCTGCTTCTGTAGATGTGCGTGATTTTCAACTCTTTATGAAAAGATTGAGAAAGAAGCACAAAAAAATAAGATTTTTTCACTGTGGTGAATACGGTGAACAAAATAAAAGACCTCACTATCATGCGTTAATATTTGGATATGAATTTCCAGACAGGAAATTATGGCAGACAAGAAATAAACAAAAATATTATAGAAGCGAAGAATTAGAAAAACTATGGCCATATGGCCATGTTGTGATAGGCGAAGTAACATTTACAAGTTGTGCATATGTAGCACGCTACATAATGAAAAAACAAAAAGGAAAAAATGCGGAAACGCATTATCACAATCCCCTAACAGGGGAGGTGATAGAACCTGAATATTGCACAATGAGTAGAAAACCGGGAATAGGTTATGACTGGTTTAAAAAATATAAAACTGATGTATACCCAAATGATTATTGTGTAATAAATGGAAAAAAAATAAGACCGCCCAGGTATTACGATAATTTATTATCGGAAGAAGAAAAAGAAGAAATAAAAAACAAACGTAAAGAAAAAGCACCAGAAGTGTATGCCGAATACGATGAACGTATGGATAGGCTATTTGTACAAGAACAAGTAAAAATTACACAATTACAAAGACTTATAAGAGATATTTAAAAAAATTTGACTCGTAATATATATTATGTAACTTTATATAATGAAATCAATGAAACGAGGACAAAATTATGGACAAGAACTTATATTCAATTTACGACAAAAAATCAGGAACATATATGCAGCCATTTGTGGAACTTACAGATGGCACAGCAACACGACAATGTATGGATTTATTAAACAATCCAAATGCACCATTCAGCAAATTTCCAGAAGATTTCACATTAATGCGAATAGGAAGCTGGGACGAAATTGGTGGAATCCCTACCGCAGACAACCCACCAGAAATTATAATTGAATTATTAACATTACAAGAAGCAAAGGAATAAAAATATGTTTGGACCCATGGGAACATTACCAAGTACATTAACTAAAGATTTTAGTCGTGTACCAAAAGTTGATATACAAAGATCAGTATTTAACCGTGACCACGGTTTAAAAACAACTTTTGATGCCGGTTATTTAGTGCCAATATTTTATGATGAAGCACTACCTGGCGATACGTTTACCATGGACGCTAACGGATTTGGACGTTTAGCAACACCAATTAATCCATTTATGGATAATTTATATATAGAAACATTTTTCTTTGCAGTACCATATAGATTAATATGGAGTAACTGGGAAAAGTTTTGCGGAGAACAAGATAATCCGGGCGATAGCACCGATTATTTAGTACCACAAACAACCGGTACAATAACTAATAGTACATTATATGATTATTTTGGTGTTCCAACATCTGTAAATTTAACATTTAATAATTTATGCGGAAGAGCATACAATTTAATTTATAATGAATGGTTTAGAGATCAAAATTTACAAGATAGTGTTATTGTTGATAAAGGTGATGGCCCAGATACTTTAAGTAATTATACATTACTTAAAAGAGGTAAAAGGCACGATTATTTTACAAGTGCATTACCATGGCCTCAAAAAGGTGATGCTGTTACTTTACCTTTAGGTACTTCAGCTGATGTTGTTTCTAATGCTGGTACAACTGGTAATAATATTACAGCTATGGAAGGCGTAAGTAATCAATATAAACAATTATATGCAAATACTGCATCAGGTGACAATTTAAGATTTGATACTGTTACTGGTTTAGAAGCTAACAAACTTTATGCTGATTTAACATCAGCAACTGCTGCTACAGTTAATCAACTAAGAGAAGCATTTCAAATACAAAGATTGTATGAAAAAGACGCTAGGGGTGGAACAAGATATACCGAAGTTATACAATCACACTTCGGAGTAACTAGCCCAGATGCTAGATTACAGCGCCCCGAATATCTCGGTGGCGGAAAAGATAGGATTAATATTAATCCTATTGCACAAACAAGTAGTACAGATTCAACAACTCCACAAGGAAATCTTAGTGGGTATGGTACTACCGGTTTCACCGGCCATAGATTTAATAAATCATTTACAGAACATAGTGTAGTAATAGGTTTAGCTTGCGTATTTGCTGATTTAACATATCAGCAAGGATTAGCCAGACATTTTAGTAGACAGACAAGATGGGATTTTTATTGGCCTGCACTAGCCCATCTTGGAGAACAAGCAGTGTTGAATAAAGAAATTTATGCACAAGGAACATCTGATGATGATAATGTATTTGGATATCAAGAAAGATATGCAGAATACAGATACAAACCAAGTAATGTAACTGGTCAAATGAGATCAAACTTTGCTCAAAGTTTGGATACATGGCATTTGGCTCAGGATTTTGGAAGTTTGCCAGCTTTAAATGCAAGTTTTATAGAAGAAAATCCACCAGTAGACAGAGTTACAGCAGTACAAAATTATCCAAATTTGATTTTGGATATGTATTTTAAACTCAAATGTGCCAGACCAATGCCAACATATGGTATACCTGGTCTGATAGATCATTTCTAATGGGATTTTTAGCATCATTAGGTTTAAAGTCAGCGGCACCATTAATTGGTGCTGGAGTTAGCCTTTTAGGCGGATTGTCTCGTAATAAATCTGCAAAAGCTGCAAGCGCCAGACAAATGGCTTTTCAAAAAGATATGTCTGACACCTCGTATCAAAGAGGTATGGCAGACATGAAAAAAGCCGGCCTTAATCCAATTTTAGCAGGAAAAATGGGTGGAGCTAGTACACCTACTGGAAGTACATATAACCCTGAAAATGTAGCTACAAATGCCGTACAACAATTTAACCAAACTAGGTTAATTGGTGAACAAGTTAGAAATCAGAAGTTAGACGCTGATTTAAAAGCATTAGATTATAATGCGTTAAAAAAAGCGGGTTTAAGCCCCATGATGATGAAACATACTGTGTTGAATCAAGCTGGATCAGAAGTGTATAGCAATGCTAAAGACATTTATGGATCAGTAAAAAAAGAACTGTTACCAAAAATCATACAAGATAACTTTGTTAAAGATTTTGTAACTGGTAAAGCACTTACAAAAGGTATGCAAGGCACATCTTTTGATAATAAAGTGCGTAAATTTATTAATGACATAAGAAATTATTATAAGAGCCGTACCGGCGGAAAGAGGACAAGATATGTCAAATAAAAAAGGACCAATTAATAAAACAATAACGTTTAGAACAGCTTACGAACCGCATAAAAAATATGTATTCAAAACAAGCGGAGAAAGCTTAACTCAACAACATTTTAAGGACGAATGTGAAGTTATTAATATTATTAAAAAATATGATAGAAATGGCATAATCGAACACGTACAGCGTGGACAGGCACGCTACGGAGATTTCTCGGAAGTAGCAGATTATCGAGAAGCACTAGACTTAGTTCGTGATGCCCAACAAGAATTTATGTCTGTTCCATCAGACATAAGAAAAAAATTTGATAACGATCCAGGCAAATTTTATGAATTTGTGTCAAATCCTGACAACAAAGAAGAATTAAAACAAATGGGTTTTATAGAAACCCCAGAAGTTGGAAAACCGTCCTCGGTTCCAACAAAAGCTCTTTCTGAAGCTGGTGAGCCATCAACAGCTCAAGAAGCTCAGAAAGAGCCCACACAGTTAACTACTTGATGTTAACTGTGTGGAGTGACACCCCTACCCTAAAAAAAGGAGAAAGACATGTATAGAAAGAAAATGTCAAGAAAGAAATCAAAAAGGCAGTTTGCAAAAACTGCTATGAAAGTAAATAGAAAAAACCACGTTAAACCTATGCGTGGTGGATACAGAATATAAGTATGCAATGGCATGCTACCACCCACTACTTGCCTTTAGAAATGAAGGTAAAATAACATTTAATAAGCCCTTTCCATTTGCGAAAGGGTTTAATTTACCATGTGGGCAATGTGTAGGATGTAGATTAGAATATAGCAGACAATGGGCTGTAAGATTAGTGCATGAGAATCAAATGCACGAAAAATCATGTTTTATAACATTAACATTTAATCAAGAAGAATTAGATAAAAGAAGCAACCCTGC